AAAACATTCCCACAAGTATACAAAACGCCGCAAATACAATAGCAGAAAAATCTGGTAGCATCTTTTTAGATATAATGAAAGGAATAACAACCCGAAATCCAAATCCTTCAAATCCGAATGTTAATGCCACTACTCCCAACGTTGAATATGCACGCGGTGGTGTATTACGAGGACCAGATTCTGGTTATCAATCAGGCGCAACATTTCACGGAAACGAAGCAGTTATCCCATTGGGGTCAGGCGACACAATTGCAGTGGATTTGCGTAGTCCGTCGGGTCTAATCGAATCGGCTGTGCAAAAAGCACAGGATCAGGCAGGCATGGGAAACAAATCCACAGAAGCAATACAAACTGCACTACAAACATTGTTTGATAGTCCCAATCTAATGACCAGATCGATGTTGGAACTCAAACAGCAACTGGCAAGTGATAATCAAATGTCGCAGTCAATTATGAAACAATACACTGACAAAATGGATACATTAATCGATGCTGTAAACTATAACGAAGACCTTCTAAAAAGAATAGCTGACAACACAGCATAAGCACGGTAAATATAGCATACTCGGAACTACACATGTCTTGGAAAAAATACTTTAAATCGTCTAATTTGCCTAGTAATATCAGTCCCTTAGGCGGCGGGCGTATGCCTGACCCTGGCTACAGAAATTATCAAAGCAACTTACCCGACGTTTACATTGGACACCCAAATCGTATTGAAAGATACAATCAATACGAACAAATGGACATGGATTCAGAAATCAATGCAGCATTGGATATTCTAGCCGAGTTTATGACTCAGAAAAATGAAGCAAACAATACACCGTTTGATATCAATTTCAAGGATAGGCCCACTGACAACGAAGTTAAAATTATCAAAGAACAACTACAACAATGGGTAGTATTGAACGAATTTAACAGAAGAATATTTAAAATAATCAGAAACACTATCAAATACGGTGACCAGGTGTTTGTTAGAGACCCTGAAAACTTCAAGTTATTTTGGGTAGAAATGAGCAAGGTTGTTAAAGTAATTGTTAACGAAAGTGAAGGCAAAAAGCCTGAGCAATACATAGTAAAAGATCTTAACCCAAACTTTGAAAACTTGTCCGTCACTGCTGTTACCACTACAGATCAATACATGAATCACCCGCAGGTTGGCGGACCGTCGGGCAGTTATATCCAACCTAACGTTCCGTTGGGCGGTGGCGGAAGATTTACTAGAGCACAAAACGAAGCGGCTATCAATGCTGAACACGTGGTTCACTTGAGCCTAACAGAAGGATTAGATGCCTTTTGGCCATTTGGTACCAGTGTATTAGAAAATGTATTCAAGGTTTTTAAACAAAAAGAACTTCTTGAAGATTCAGTAATCATTTATCGTGTGCAACGTGCTCCGGAACGTAGAGTATTTAAAATTGATGTTGGTAACATGCCCAGTCACATGGCAATGGCGTTTGTAGAGCGAGTTAAAAATGAGATAAGTCAACGTAGGATTCCTACAACGACCGGTGGCGGTACTAACATGATGGATGCTACCTATAATCCATTGGCACAAATGGAAGACTATTTTTTCCCACAAACAGCAGACGGTCGTGGATCAACAGTTGATACATTACAAGGTGCTACCAATTTAGGCGAAATTACAGACTTACGCTACTTTACTAACAAACTATTTCGCGGCCTGCGTATTCCAAGCAGCTATTTGCCTGTAGCACTGGAAGATGGAACACAAGCGTATAACGACGGCAGGGTGGGCACGGCCTTGATACAGGAATGGCGTTTTAATCAATACTGTCAACGTTTGCAGAGTGCTATTATTGAAAAACTGGATCAAGAATTCAAACTATTCATGCGCTGGCGTGGTGTTAATATTGACAGTCAGCTGTTTGAATTAGTGTTTGAACCGCCACAAAACTTTGCACAGTATAGACAAGCTGACATTGATTCTGCTCGCATCGCTACATTTACGCAACTTGAAGCTTATCCATACATGAGCAAACGTTGGTTAATGAAACGTTATTTGGGTCTAAGCGAACAGGAAATGAGTGAAAACGAAACCATGTGGGCCGAAGAACAAGGTGAAGTAGATTTAGCACCTGCAGCAGATCCTAACCTGCGTAGTGTTGGCATTAGTCCTGGTGGCATAGCCAATGATTTAGAAAATGTAGCTCCACCTGCTGAGACTCCTCCTGAAGGACAAGGTGCTCCGGGATCACCTGGCACAACAATGGGTGCTGGACCAGCAGCATCTCCTGCACAAGCAGCACCAGCTGGTGCTGCAATTTAAATAATTTTGGGTAAATAAGTATATGATAGTAACAGAATTATTTGAACCTGCTAAACCTGGATATCAAAGCGACAGTCTTGATCAGACACCTTTAAAGCTTTCGGATCTTCGTAAAACAAGATTAACTCTAGGCGATTTAAATCGTTTACGCATGGCCAATGATGTACGAAAAATTGAACACGAACAAAAGCTAGAAAAAGTTTCTAAGCAGTACAAACCTCCTGCAGCAGCTCCTGGACCTATGTAGTCCATCTAAATTCTTCAAAAAACACCCATTTAACACCATAATCTGCGTATTTTAGTAAATAAAATACAGCCATATTATTATAAGGAGTTCCTAATGAACAAATATGAACAGCTAATTGAACACATTATCAACGACGAGGAAGATCGAGCTCGTGCGTTGTTTCACGAAATTGTAGTTGAAAAATCACGCGATATTTACGAAAGCTTAATGGACGAAGAGTATGCCGAAGAAGGTATGGGCGGCAGTCCAGTTGAGTCCATGATGCGAGAAATTGATGCAGATGAAAATGGCGGCATGGTCGAAGGCGACGATGACGGTATGGACATGGACGACATGGATCGTGATGAAGGTGATCTAGAACAAAAAGTTATGGATCTTGAGGACGAACTAGAAGCACTAAAAGCTGAGTTTGAACAGCTAATGGGCGACGAAGAAGGCGACATGGGCGACGAAGAAGGCGACATGGGTGACATGGGTGACATGGGTGACATGGCCATGGCCATGGGCGATGAGGAGGAAGAGGAAGAAGAATATGCAATGATGGAAGAAGAACTAGAGGAAGAGGAAGAAGTTTCTGAATCTGTTTACGAATCTAATCAGCGTCGTCCACTACAAAAAACCGCAGTTGATCTAATGCGTGAATATGTAGAAAAAATCAGTGCACCTAGCAACACAGAAGGTCAGCCAGCTGGCACCAGCGCAGGTGGTGATCACGCAAGTGTTAACACCAAAAGCACAGTAGCAGGCAAAAACGACATGGGCGGAACAGCTAAGAACCTAGTACAAGGTGCTAGTGAAAGCGCACCAGACGGCACAAGTGCTCCTAAAAAAGGCACTGTAAAAGACGTTAAAGATGCAAACAACTGGGAAAACAAACCAGGTGCAAATGCTGGTAAAGCATTTAGCGGTAAAGCAAAAGCAAAAACAGGTGAAGAAGGTGGCATTAACAAGCACAGCATCGAACCTGGTGGTAATTAATTAGGGCAATAATATGGCTTTGTACCTAAGAGAAAATCTTACCTTTGACCATGCAAGGATGGAGGTCTTGACAGAAGACGACACGCTTGGCGAAGGTAAGAAGTTGTACATGAAAGGGATATTCATACAAGGTGGTGTGAAGAATGCTAACCAGCGTGTTTATCCCATTTCAGAAATACAAAAAGCCGTTACACAGATCACCGAACAAATCAAGAATGGGCACAGTGTTCTTGGCGAAGTCGATCACCCTGATGATTTAAAAATTAATTTGGATCGTGTAAGTCACATGATTACTGATATGTGGATGGACGGTCCGTGCGGATACGGTAAACTAAAAATTCTACCAACACCAATGGGTCAACTAGTTACAGCTATGTTGAATTCTGGTGTGAAGTTAGGCGTTAGTAGTCGTGGAAGCGGTGAAGTTGGCGACAATGGACATGTTAGCGGTTTTGATATCATTACCGTTGATATTGTAGCACAGCCTAGTGCCCCTAATGCATATCCTAAAGCAATCTACGAGAGCTTGATGAATATGCGTCATGGGCACCGAGTGTTAGATGTGGCTCGTGATGCCACACAAGATCAAAGAGTACAGAAGTACCTGAAAGAAGGCTTAACACGCCTTATCAATGACCTTAAGTTAAAATAGGAGAAACCTGATGTTATTAGATGCTATCAAACCATTGGTAGACAGCGGCATCATAAACGAAGATACTCGTCAAGCTATTAGCGAAGCATGGGAAGCAAAACTTCTTGAAGCTCGCGAAACAGTTCGCGCAGAACTTCGCGAAGAATTTGCCCAACGCTATCAGCATGACAAACAAGTTATGGTTGAAGCTCTAGACAAAATGGTAACTGAATCTCTACAAAACGAACTCGAAGAGTTCGCAGCAGAGAAACAAGCTCTAGCAGAAGATCGTGCGAAGTTTAAAGTTCACATGATGGAAAGCAGCACCCGGTTCAATGATTTCATGGTTGGTAAACTGGCCGAAGAAATCCGCGAACTACGTGAAGATCGCAAGCAATATGAGAATAGTGTAAGTAAGCTAGAATCATTTGTGATCAAGGCACTAGCAGAAGAAATTCAAGAGTTTGAGCAAGACAAGCAAGCAGTGGTTGAGACAAAAGTTCGCTTAATCGCTGGTGCCAAAGACAAGCTTGCCGAACTACAACAGAGTTTTGTTGCTAGATCT